CACCGACGACACCTGGCACATGCGTGAACGCTTCCAGTGGCTCCCGCTGCGGCGCGGCTTGTGCCTTCGGCTCTGCCGGTGCGGCCGGCGGTTCGACCATCGTTGCGTTGCCGGCGAAGCCAAGGCGCTCGCTGAGATACTGCCACGCGCTCTGCAGGTCGCAGCATAATGCCACCATCACGAGATCGAGCGGCGTGTAGCCTTGATCAGCACCGAAGTCGCGAATGCCGGCGGGGACGATCTTCAGATTGAGGTGACGCTTCTCCGGCGGCCGGCCGGTGGTCGACGGCCGCCACATCGGCACCGCCTCGAAGCCGAGTTTGGTGCGGCGACAGCGATACAACCCAAGCGCCGGCACCCAGGCCGACAGATTACCGAGCGCCAGGTCGTTCAGCTGCCGGTGCGGACTGTCTTCGTCGCCACCGTTGCCGCATGTTGCCTGCGGATCGGCCGATTGATAACCGAACGGTGTCAGTGCGGCCGAGATGCTGGCGACAATATCAGCGGCCAGCTCCGGCAGTTCGCTCGGCTCTATGTCTTCGAGCGCGCTAGTGCCGGTCCATGTGTACGGCAGGCCAGTGTCGGGATGCTGCGTCGGCGGCAATACGGTTTGCCGGCCAGGCCCGATCAGATCGACGACGCGGTGGCCGTCGATGCTCCATGATGTCGAGGCTTGGATATGCGGCGCGTAATAAAACAACGTCTCGCCTTTTGCGCCGCGCTTCTTGATCGGCGTCGGCGGCAACATGGCGGCGATCGCCGCCATAATCTTCTGATCATCGGTGTCGATATCAATCGCTACCGTGCCACGGCTAGCCGGGCCGGTGATGATGCCGACGCCACTGTCGCCTTCCGCCCAGCGTAGGCGCTCGGCTTCCGGCGGCATGCCGCGCTTGAACCGCCGCTGCCAATTCGACAAGCCGAGCCACTGGCCGGCGTGCCAGAAGCCCGGCCGCTTGGTGCCCGCCATGATGGGGATGGCGGCGAAGCCACGTTCGATCAGACGCTCGCCGATCTGTGCGTAGGCGCCCATAGTGGCCTCAGAACGGTGGTTCGTTTTCAAGGATTTTGCGACGGAGCGCCCACTCGTACCCGGTGACGATGCGGCGCAGGAATTCGCGCCACTGGCCGGCGTCAAGAGCGGCGAGATCGGTGACGCCAATCTCTTCGAGGTACTTGCCAGCGCCGGCACCAGCTTCGAGCACGGCGCCGATCTCATAGGCGTCGAGAATGGATTCCGGCATGCGATAAACCTTCTTTGCCGCAGCGTGGCAGCAGTTGTCGTCACAGAGCCAGACGATCGGCGTGCGCTCGCCGCCGTGGTGGCCGAGCCAGACCGCATGTCGGCGGCAGACAGCGCACGCCGTCGGTTCTTTGGTGGCGAAACGGCTGGCAACGTACGTGCTAATAGGGCACCTCGTCGTTTATCTGTGGCGGCGGCAGCAGTGGACGGTGCGCGACAAACACACGGTTATGGCGATTGATTTCGATTTCGCTGCCGTCCGGCCGGCGCAGGCGGCGCTCGACGACACGCCAATATTTGCCGTCGCGGACGACGACGATGGCCAGCACGCGGTGCAATTCGCCGATCCGCTGCAGGGCTTGCATCACCGTGGGCGGCACCGGCGAGCGGCCGCCCATGGCGTACCACCAGCGTTCCGCCATCTCGCGCGCATAGCCGGCGCGCTGCAGCGAGATGTACTCGCTGTACGGCGATAGGCCGCACAGATACTCGACGCGCAGAGACGGCGGCGCCGTCCAATCGTTGAATTTGGTGTGTTGCCGCAGACAAACTTCTGTCACCGGCAGCCAATTGCTCTGGCCGCCGAGAACGGGTGTCCAGTCAGCAACGGCAGTATGTTTTGGCTTCGGTTGCTCGCAGGGAAATTCATGACCGCAGCAGACGCATTCGGCGGCGCGCAACGCATTGAGCTCGCCGCAGTCGGGACAGCGGTTGGCGGCGACGGTGTCGACCTTGACACCGGCATCACCACCGTTGCTGTGCGCGCCCTCGGCCTGGTCGACCGGGCCGTGGCGCATAACATTCCCGGCGAAATCGAGCACTAGGCAATCGACCTTGCCGTCCGCCTTGCGGGTGCCGCGGCCGACCATCTGCACATACAAGCCGGTCGACAGCGTCGGCCGTAGCATGGCGATCAGATCGACGGCCGGTACGTTAAAGCCGGTGGTCAGGACATTGACGTTGGTCAGCGCGCGCAGCGTGCCGGCACGGAAATCGGCAATGATGCGATCGCGCTCGTCGGCCGGCGTCTCTGCCGTCACTGTAGCAGCGGCAATGCCACGCTCGCGTAATGCTTCGCTGACATGGTGCGCATGGCGCACACCGCAGCAAAACAGCAGCCAGGAGCGACGGTCTTGGCCGCGTTGGATGATCTCGTCAACGGTGGCAGCGATGACGGTGGCATCGTTGGCAGCATCTTCCAACGCGCCAGGCACGAATTCGCCACCGCGCACGGCGACGCCCGACACGTCGATCCTGGCCGTGGTCGCCTTCGACGACAGCGGCGACAGCCAGCCGTCGCGGATGCCTTCACCGATCCCGTAGGTGAAAACCACACAGTCGAAAATCTTGCCGTCGCCTTCGTCGAGCCGGCCGCTGTCGAGCCGGTATGGCGTGGCGGTGAAGCCGGCAACACGCAGCGTCGGCTCGAGCACGCGCAGACCATCGATTAAGCTGCGATACATGCCGTCGCCGTCATGCGGCACCAAATGCGCCTCGTCGACAATGATCAGATGCCGGTGGCCAAGCCGCTGCGGATTGCGCCAGATGCTTTGAATGTTGGCTAGCACGATTGGTGAATTCCAATCGCGTTTGCGCAGACAGGCAGAATTGATGCCGACGGGGGCGCCAGGCCAGACCCGCAGCAGATGTTCAAGGTTTTGTGTCAGCAGCTCGCGCACATGCACCAACACCAGCGCGCGCAGCCCAGGAAATTGCGCGGCGATGTCGGTAAGCAATTTGCCAATCAACACACTCTTGCCGGTAGCGGTGGCCAGCACCGAAAGCGGATGGCCACCACCGGCTTCCCAGTAATCGTCGAGCGCTTTCAGCGCGTCGAGTTGGTAGGGACGCAGATCCATGGCTAGGCAGCCGGCCGCTTCCATGGAGCCGCGCTGGGGCCGTTACCGGCCGCCTTCGGAGCCGGCTTCGCTGCCGCCTTCGGAGTGACCGGAGCCGCCTGTGCCGGCGACGGCTTGGTCTCCTGCGTCTCGTTGTCCGCCTCGGTCAGTGGCTTGACGCGCTTGATCTTGTTCTTGTCATCATATTGACCGTACTTGTCGATCTCGACGCCGACCCGCACGCGCGCTGGCTTGAACTTAAAGATTTCCGGATCGCTGATTTGCTGATTGATGTCGAGGGCGTCGCAAATGTCTTTTAACGTTCGGCGCGCGATGTCCTGTGTCTGAGCCTTCGAATGCTGGTAGCAGAGCTGCTGGAAAATTGGGCGGCCTTCGTAATCACCTTCAACGACACGCCAAATAAGGGAGAGCATGTGTCCATCGCCGTTTTTCGGCTGGGTGATCGTCGCCTCGACGATCTCCGCGGTGTAGTCTCCAGCGGGGATTGGCGTATAGTTTGAACCTTCCTGCTGACTTGGATCGAAGAAGAATTCATCGCTCATGGGGATTTGTCTCCTGTGGTGATCGCACTTTGGATGTTCCCGGCGCGATCCTCGGGAATAGTGATGCCAGCGCAGTGCTGACGTCGAAATCTTTGCCGCAGAGAATTTTTGGTGGGAGATCGAAACGCGACTTGGCGACGAAGGCCGGTCGGCCTTCGAAGTGCAGCCACCGCGTCGAACCACCGTCAGCACGGTTGCGTTTTTTGTTGAAGCCGGCGTCCTCGCTAATCACCGCGACGTCCGTAGCGAGAAACGCGATCGCATCCACTTCGTCTTGCACAATGCCGCGACCACGCTTGTGCAGGCGAAGTTGATAGCTGGTGTATTGCGGTGCGCGCGGGTCACTAACCGTTTCGATCGCGCTGTGCGCCAGCAAGACGATCGTCATACCGCGTTCACGCCGGAGCCAGTCCAATCCGGCCAGGAAATCGCGCCACCAGCGGTCAGCAATGACGTAGCCGCGGCCGTAGCCCGGCGCTTCGATCGACGGCCATTTGTTGGTGTCGCAAACGTCGGACCAGATCAAACCTTCGAGCTTGTCGAGGCCGTCGACGACTATGGTCTTATAATCATGCGGCTCGCTGCCGAGTGCAGCCAGCGCTTCGCGCACCTCGGCATAGCTGGATAGCAAACCAAAGCTCGCAAGCTTCAAGTCGCCTGGCACGCCGTCTTCAGTCTGCAGGAAGACCGATGCGGAAAATTTGCTGGCCAGCGTCGTCTTGCCAACGCCTGGTTGGCCGTGAATTAGAATGCGCGGCGGCAGGGTCGCGGCGCATTTGTGGATATTCGCGAGGGAGATCACGCTGCCTCGCTTTCAAGCTCGCCTGCAATCCCGTCGACAGCGGCGCCTTCCCCCGCGAGCCGCTTTTCCAGATCGTGCAGGAAAGAGTGAAGCGCTTTCAGACGAAGGCGAACCGCGGCCTTTTGCCCTTCATTCAGAAAGTGGGGGACTTCTTCGTAGGTGTGTTCGCAGGCTAGAAAAATGTAGTCGAACATCCTGGCGAACACCTTCAATTGCTTTTTCTGAGATCGATTGAGCTTTAACAGCTTCAGGTCAAATTCCCTTAAGAACTCAAGGGACACCTTAGCGGTGGAGCTGGCATGCTCGTCGTCGGGGTTCTCGACATCTTCGTCGCCGGATTTCTCGTCGTCGGAGGAGATTTCGGTAGGCTTCTTGACGCTCGTGACAACTTTGCGCACCGCGCTGAAGGTGAATTTCTCGCCGGCCTCAGCCCGTATCTTGATTTCGTCGAAAGCTTCTTTCGGGGTCGAAGAATTGGCCAGCAAATAGACGGCACTTTTCGGCAATGTGTCCCAAACTTGGGACACATTCCCCGCAAACCGCGCGTTGACGTCAAGCAGCCGATAAGCGCCTGAACGGGAATAGCCCAGGCGCTTTTTCATGTACCCCGCGTAGCCACCTTCATTGCGGCAGTAGCGGAAGATCTCATGGATCTTCGCGGCCTCGCTGGCGATCTGCAGGATCGAGGCGGTCTTTAGACGCTCTATGTTCTGCGCAAGCGGTTCGAGCTGGTCGAGAGAGAAAGTACTAACTTGACCCAGATTAAGCGGCGCTATATGCAACACGGTGCGCACTTTCCTTTCTCCGCGGTGACGCGCGGGTGCAGAAGTCGAATTTTTGGGCCGGCCAGACTTTTCCTCTACGTCTGGCCGGTTTCGCGCGTCCTGCCATAAGAACCGCCCTGCGCCGGCAGGACAAAGCGCGAGCGGAATTCAAATCACGCGACGCGCGCGTTTTCGTCGGTTGCCAAAAGATCGCGCATCTTCACGGTGTTGCGACGGGGACTGGTCTTGCGGATCAGGTGGGCGAAGTGCCTTTTGAACGTATCCGGGCTGATGCCCTTGAACTTCGCCGCCTCGGGCACGCTGATGTGCCGTTCGAGATCAAGCGCCGAAAGCTTTTCGGCAAACGTGGATGCCGGCAACATCTAAAAATCCCTCGTGTTTGCGTGTTGTGCACGATCGCGCACATTCACGAGAGCCGTTATAATTGTTAGGGCAGATTGCGGTCACTCTGACATTTGTGACAAACACCGCGAAGATGTGACATTCCCGCCGGCGTGGTTTGTCACATCACGGCCGACGCGAATGCACGTTTGTCCTATTTGTACTTCAAGCTGCTAACAATGCGTCTGATGGTGCGGTCGCCAGATCCGCGCGCCGGCTTCCGCTTTTTGCGATCGCCAATCCAAGCGCCGCAGTCATCGCGGATGTTGTCGCAAAAACGGGTCCAGACCACCGTCTTGCCTGGGTCCTCGCGCATACCCAGACGCTTTTTGACCGCGCGCTCCAACGCTGACAGCTCTTTATCAGCGGTGTCAGACGTCGAGACTGGCGAATAGTCGCC